GAAATAAGAGCAATGCTTATTTCTCAATCTTTACAAAAAAGACCAGACATAAGTGATGTTTGGTTACAAGATATTACATGTTTAGAACTTGTAGAAGTAGATAAGTCTGAGTGTTGTGAAATAACTACTAATTGTAAAATACTTAGAACTGTTAGACAAATACCTGAACCTGTAGAAAATAATGGTCAGGATTTAATTATTAGCCGACGTCGCCGCGCCTGCGGATAGTTTGATTGTATCGGTTGACTTGGCATACACGCCGAGCGCGACCTGCCCCGAATTGACGTTCCAATCCATCTGCCAGTTATTAACGGACGTTGCCGACCATTCTTGAGGGAATTCTATTGACTGCGCCGACCCATCAAAATAGGTGGTGTTTGTGTCATCGCCAAGTTGTGTCGAGAACTTAACCAACACCTGTGCTGACGCTTGAGTTTTCGCCAGTTCGTGATACCCCCAACTGTTCAGGTAGGTGGTGATGTCCTTGGCAGTTACAGGACGATTAGCGCCGCCTCCTGTTACCGCGAATGAATCAAACAAGATGGCGCTCTTGATCTGTACTCCCGTTGCCGTAGCGGAAGACCCATCACGATTCCATAAATAAGCCACGCGGGTTACTGCCGACCAGTTTACAGAATTTACCGCGTCACCGTCGCTGTTTGCATATTCCGTCGCATTGTTTAACGCGATGACGGCGCAAAACGGGACGCTTCCCCCCCATCCTTTTGACTTTGATGCGACTTGATAAACAACCCAATTTGTTCCGTCGCTAAAGCCTATCAGCAGTCCATCACTTCCATAAGTTGCCGATGTCGGCCCCGCTGATCCGGCAAAGGTAATCGCAAACAACTTTCCTACCATGTTGGTTGAAGTAATTGTGTGGGTCGAGCCGACAATCGTATCGGTTAATAATTCGGCAGACGTTATTTGAGTACATACACCCCACGTCGAACTAGCCCATGTTGTTGAATAAGCCTTCGTTGTCGCTCCCGCTGACACTGTTTTACCTGTAGTCGGCGGAATTTTCGCGGCAAATGTATCAGCGGTTTGCCATGTAATAGCATCATGGGCAGATTCCCAACTACCGTAAAACTTCACCTCTGTACCAGTGACCCGCATATCAGGCTGCAATACTCCCCCTGTTTTATTGCGTATAGCCAATATGTATCCGCTGCCACCCTCCGACGCATCGCAGTACATTGTTGCTGTCGGTGCGACTGCTGCTGTTTGCTGTTGCCTATAACCGATGATGTGATTGATAAAGCCAGATGAGTATTTATCAACTTCCAAGCAGTCAGCCAACTTTACCCGCATGAAGCGGTTAGCTCCATCGTTTGTCCACATGTAAAGCAACAAGCATTCGTCTACCGCAGAAGTCAAATCTCCCGCCAGATTACTCGCTGCGCTTGTAACAGCATTCCATTCAAATTGCTTGTAGTCAGTGTCGTTTGTAGGGGATGCCCCAAACGGCTCGGTAGCGTGGGCGTCACGAATCAGAATTGCAGTTCCGATGATGTCATCGCTGGCGCAAGCAAATGAGGCAGAGGTTTCTCCACCCGCTGCAATCTTGAAGAAAGCCCGACTTGATGCCCCCGCGCCAGCGGCTTCCGTCTGCGTTCCAAGTGCAGTAAATCCAGAGGTTCCGACATTAAGCGACTCTGTAGAACCGTCTTGTGACAACAGTACAACTAGCGTGTCGTTCGCCTGTACGTCATCAGGAAAATTTACAGCGTAGGTCGTTCCAGTTGCTTGCGTTGCCGTTTGCAGTGTGCTGACGATGTACGCCATTACTCACCCCCTCCGCGCACAACGCGCACGATGGCGATGATCAGCAGGATGTAGATCAGGGCGGCGAGGAGCCAGTAGAGGGCGGTCATTCTGTATCCCAATGTACTTCGCCGCCGACGCGGACAGCAGCAAACACAACAGGCGGCACGACAACCTTGACGACGACCCGCACGGGTGTCATCGCTAGGCGCAGCAGGAAATTACGGAACGTCCATGCGCCATTCGGGAATACCGGCATCGCCTTCCATGCGTCCTTCGCCAATTCCACGTCGGCTTCAAAGCGCGTGATTGGTCGGCCGTCGCGGTGTTGATGCGTAGCGTAGTGCCGGTCGTGCCGGTCGCAGGGCGTCTCAAGGTGGAAGTTCGGGATGCCGGTGCATCCGTCAAACTTCAGCGCGTCCCATTGGTCCGCTGTCCATTGCTTGATGGTTTTGGTCATCACGCATTGCTCCATATCTGCTGCTTCGCCGCCTCAAGCGCACCCATCAACTCTAGGTTTGAATGGAGACCGCTGGTCTTGATATGAATACGACCACCACTAAAACAGAACACAATCACCGTGTCTGGAGCCATGCCGATCGCTTCCTGCAATACCTGCTTCGACGTGTTCTCTATCGTTCCCTTCGGAATTAGACGGGCAACCGTGCTCATATTTCCACCCGATTGTCAAACCATCCGAACAGGAAGTTTTCGTCTTTCTGACGCGCTCGACTCAGCCCGATGTAGAACTCGCCCTGCAGCGCGTTCAGCGCCTTCAGCATCACACGCTCGCCACGCACGCCACGCAGCCGCAGGTACGCCTTCAGTGCATTGATGGTTGCCGGTCCGATGTCCGCATCCTCGGCAATGTCGGCGTAGTCCTTGCCCTGCCGGTTCAATGCGTTCAGCGCGATCTGGAAGAACTCGCAGGCACGGGACACGCCGCAGTTGATGCCGGTGTCGAACAGTTCGCGGGCGATGAGCGGCGAGAATACCGACACGTCATAGAAGCCCGGTTCGTACCAGTTCTCCTGCTCGTACATCGCTTCAGCAATAGAGCGCGGCATGTCGATCATCGGTCCGGTGTAGCCGAACTTGCGGGCGCGTCGTTCCGTGACGCCCCATGTAGTTTCGCCGCCGCTATCGTTCGGATCATTGCTGTGATGACCCTCCTTGTCGATGGCTTCAGCAATCAGGTCGGCAACGCTGGAGTTCATTGCGACCTCCCGTTGTTGTGATGCCGCTGACATTCATCTTTGTCGGCCTTCGCATCCAGCTTGTCAAAGACCTCACCGAACAGTCGCGTGATCTTGTCGTCGAGAAGTTGTAGCCGATCTGACTTGACGAACCGCTCTGACATCTCAAGCCGGACAGCCATTACTTCCTTGTCGACACGTGCAATCTCACCGTGCAACGGATCGAATGACATCAGCTTAGTGTCGATCGTCTTGAACCGATCATCATTACGCTGATCGCTCGTCACGAACTTTGCGGCGATGTTCGCTTCCAGCGTGTCGATACGGACTCGACCAGCTTTGAACTTCTCGTCAAGGCTGTCCGCGAACTGCCGCATGTTCGTCTTACCGAGTATCCACAGCACGCCGACAATGACACCCGCAACGCCGAACAACTCGCTCAGGGTTATACCCACCGCGCTAGCCGAGTTCATGATGCGTTACCCGAGCAATTTGCCGATAGCCTCGCGTGCTGCAGCGAGTTTTTCTTCCAGCGCAGTCAGTTCCGCACGACCGGCCGCCAGCGTATCGCCGAGCACCTTGCTGTCGTCCGTCATGCGGACCAACTGATCGCCCATCGCGGTGATCTGCTCGGATAGCGCAGCCTCTTGCTGGTGAGCACTGGCAAGCACGGCAGCCGCCGCACCTTCTGCACGTGCAGCCGCGTCGTCAAGCAGCTTGGCAGCCTTCGCCTTGGCTTTGTCGATAACTGCCGCAGCTTCCACCTTGGCGTCGGCCAGCGCGGCAGCAGCGGCCGTCTGTGCGGCTACCAACTGCGCACCCGCAACGTCCAGATCGGACTGCATCTGCGTCATCTGCGCACCGGCCGCCTTGACGCGAGCTTCCGCCGCCTTGGCCGACTCTTCCAGACTCTGCATCTGATCGAGCGTATCGGCCGCTTCAGCCAGCGCCTGCGTGAATGTAACGAAGCGACGCAGATCGGCTGCAACTCCTGCTTTATCTTTTGCCATGATATTAAGTCCTCATCGGGGTTGCGCGGCGCATCAGGAGATACACACCGATTCCGGTGGCCGCACCCCCGGTAATCTTTGGTCGGATGTAACGTGGCCGCTCGACGATCTGCTTGAGAGCAGCCGTCAATGCAGTGAAGCTCAACGCGCCAGCCTGCGCATCATTCAGCGTCAGGTAGTTCGTGCCGTCGTTGCTGCCTTCGATGACGACTGTTGCGCCACCGATCGTGCCGATGATCTGCACGCAGTTGTCGGCCCATTCCGGCAGTTCGACAGCGGTTGCTGCACCGTCGGCAGTCTCGCCGCCAGTCCATGCGATCAGACGTGAGCTACCGTCACCGTCGCCTATTTCAGTCCGTGCAATAGTCCATGTCATTTGAATACTCCTTTGGTTACAGGCCGGTTCCCGGCGCGTGTGGTTGATACGAAACGAACGGTGGCGGTGTGTCCAGTACGGCAGGGGCTGGCGGCACTGCAAAGGTGAGCGCGAGCGAGTCGAACCGATCGGGACTTTTGATCCCGCGCCGCTTCGCATCGTCTTTGGATTCGAGCAACAACTCACCGCCGCGATAGCCGTATCGCAGCGCCGTCAGATCGGTCTTGAGGTCGGGGTCATTCGGTATCGACGCGCCGGCCAGCCACAGCCGCAGGTGCGACGTCATGAAGGCCCGCAGGTTGTAATTCACGCCGTCATCCATACGCAGCGACGAATTCACATCGACGACGGTCTTGATGATCCGCTGCGTCTTGTTGTCCACCTTGTCTGGATACCAGCCGCGCATCATGTCCGCAACGCCCGCGCCGATGCCGATCGTATCGACCGCTATCTGATCCGGCCGGATGTTGTAGGCGGCGATCTCGTTGCGTGCCCGTGCTGCGGTCTGCACCAGATCATGCTTGGCCCATGCGATCTGCTTCAGCAGGACACGACCGCGACGGAACGACATTACCGTTTTGTCATCACCGAAGCGCGCCACGTCGATACCGACCATCAAGCCGCCTGTCGGCTGCACTTCCATCGGACCGCGCGACATGGCGGTCGTGACCAGTTCGCCTGAGATAAAGCTGTTGGCGATCGAGCCTTCATAGTTCCGATCGATCTCTTGAGCGACTACTACGGGGTCGAGGATTTCACATTGCTTGCGATACCATTCTTCGTCTTTCCTGACATCCTGCCGCCAGTCGAAAGTAAACACGTCGATCTTGCCGCCGTGCCGCTTGCGATAGAAAGGGTTGCCCGGTCCGTTCGGTGTGCTCACGTCGATCTTGCAGTTTGAGGTCTGACTGAGCGCAGCATCTACCGATTCGGCATGCTCATAGAACGCGCTCTCGTCCTTGAAGTAGATCGAGGTCCGGTTGCCGCGTCCGATGTTATCGCCTGCCTCGCCAACTATCGCAGCGCCATTCTCGGGGTTGATGATCCGCATGTGCGGCGCGTGCTGTTTCTCGTCGTAACCGAGCGGCCGTAGCTCACGCGGCAGCAACGCTATGAACTGGCGAATCTTCCAGAACAGCGACTTCGGATCGCCGAGCTTGTCGACGTATTCTTCCTTGCGTGAGCCGAAGCCCACGACCGTACCGGGATGGAAGCGCCACATCCAGACGGCGAACGCACAACACAGCCACGACACGCCCATATCACGCGACTTCTCAACCAGACCGTCCGACCGGCCGCGCCAGTGCGCAACCAACCAGTTGATAAATTCCGCCTGCCTTGGGAACAACAAGAACGGCACCATCGTCGGCTTGCCGATCTCGGCCATACGCGGAAGGTTTGATCATTGGGTTTAGCGACGGGACTAACTTTGCAACGTATCAAGTCGCATCGAAGGCAAAGAGTTTTGCGGCGGGAACACCCTTCAGGGTATCCATTGCTGTTGGTAACGGAACCATTTATGCAAGTGAAGGCGGCCTTGGCGTAGCAAGCGCAATCAATTGGGGGGCAATCACTAGGATTGGATATTTCTACCATCGGGCCGGAAGCAGTACAGTGTCTAATGGATTGCAACTAAAGAATGCCCTCCTTATTGATAATGTTGCAATAACGGGTGGCGGGTCATCGCGTCCGGTAGAACTGTTTGATATTTACCAGAGGCTAAACAGTTGGTCGCACTATCAGTTAGTCAAAATACAATCGGCAGTACAAATTCAGATACTCTCTGACACGCAAATTGGAGATGGGACGAATGCTACCTATTTTGATGGTGCTGCTCAGTCTTTAGAGTACCCACAGGAATGGTCTGCGACATCTAACAGTAATTGGCAGATGTTCTGGAACGCAACGGATAACGCTGTAGGTTTGAGTATCTACGCAAAAGCCGGCGACACAATAAACCTTGCATCCGGAGTTGCTGCAACCGACACCGCACAAAATCTCAGCATCAACGCATCCTCTGCTGCTGCGGCAGATGCAACGTATTCCTTCGCGCAGTCCTACGTCGGCTGGCGCAACCCCATCGACAACAAGGGTCTAACTTGGAACGGCGCGACATTCAAAGAATGCGGCACAGTCACCATAGCAGGTGGCGGCGACCTGACGAACTGCACGATAGCCAAGACAACTAGCAGCACCGCTCCGCTGTCAGTGACCGCCAACGGTACGGTCATCACTACCAGCACTATCAGTCGCCTGATGAATACTGGGGCGTCTGCGACGTACCACATTTCGCTCGATGCTTCCGTGACTTCGATAGAGATCAACGGAACCACGCTATCCGATGGGACGGTGGAGATTTACTCGGGGCTGACGAGCGGAACGCTCACGATCACGGTCGATGGTGCAGGAACTTCGATTGTGGCAGGGGATGTGACCTTTGCGGCAGGGACGGCGGTGGCGTCGGTTGTCTCTCCCACCTACTACCGTGGACTGAACTTCACCGGCTTGGTCAATGGATCGAAGGTCAAGGTATTCACCGCAGGCAGTCAGACGGTCCTTTATGGCACGGACAGCGTAACCGGCAATGCATTCGCTTTCGATGATTCGACCAGCGGCGCGACGACGGTTGACTACACCATCCAGAAGGCCGGGTATGTTCCGATCCGCGTCACCGGGGCTGCGCTCAACGGTTCGACTGTGCAAGCCACCGGACGGCCTGATACCGCCGTCAATCAGGTCATCGACCGCGCCTACGTCGCCTCGTCCGGCCTGACCTACGGCACCACGGCGGTTGTCACTGTTGGCACGAATCCTACGACGAACCCCGGAACCAAGACATTTCAGCTTACAACCGCCAGCACCGGGCAGAACTGGTACTCATTCTGGATTGAGCAGTGGATCGATAAAGGGGATACCGGCGAGGCGCTGGCGAACGTCGAGTTCCCGCTGGCACCGAATGGCCCCAACAGTTTCACGCTCAATGACGGATGGACGTTCAGCGATGGCGCGACCAGCATCGCATTCCTGACACGCGACGGTCTGCGCTACCTAAATACCAGCGACGTGCTGCAGAAGGCATGGGCGGCGATCCTGACCAGTGGCGTGCCGAGTGGCAAGCAGGTGCGGTATCAGCAGAGCGATGCCGGCACGACGGTCAATGCGGTGAATACCGGCGAGATGGATCAGTTGGTACAGATTTATGATGTCGGGGTCTATGACTACCGCGAATATCTGGTTCTCAAGGTGCAAGCAGCGGGCTACGATCAAGCCGAAGTCAACGTCGTTACGCTCTATGGCAACCTTGAAGATCAGCTTTACGTCGTCGGCCTCACGCCCGCCGTCAATAGCGTGGCGACGGGGAATCCCGCTGTAACCTTGACCCTTGAGCGCGGGACGTACAACGATGTCACATCGGGCAAGACTTTCAGCATCAAGATTGTCTCTGCGAATTCCGGCGAAGACATCATGCGGGAGCTTCGCTACAACTTTGAAACGGGCGGCGAGTATCCGGCAGCAAGCGGGTACGATGGCTTCGACTGGCACGATCTAATCCAGCAGAACGGCAGCGACTTCAAGACCGTGCGTGGGAACGTCTATGGAGCAGCCGCAACGAATCAAGGTGTGGTCGTGTACTCCAGCGGCACCACACTTCATCCTGACTTCACGCTC